GCTCATTAAACTGTTACGCTAAAGTTAATATTAGCTTTATTACTCACATTCTCAAATATGTCTAGTGCTTTTCTCTTTAATTGCTTTGGATTACCTAAGTCTACTGTAACACTTCTGTAACTTTCACTCATACCTTCTTCACTCTTGGAAGCTATTAAATTAGCACTATTATCAGCATTGATAACCCCTTTAATGTTTTGGTACTCTGCCAATGCCCAGAATACTATTCCTAAATCAGCGTCTCGTGGGTAGTCAAAGTAATCATTACTCCTTACCTCTCCGTCAAATGTCTTATACTTCTTGTTATAGACAAAATTGTAAGTACCTGCACTAAACACACTAGAATCTATTAGTCTTATCTTATCCGTTCCCTCTGTTTGCCAGTACACTCTTTCCTTGCTTATATCAATCTCTGTATCCTGGATATTCATAAACTCGTTGCTCAAAGAAAAGTACCCATTACTTATGTCCGTAGTAGTGATTGTTATGTCTTCGTCTACTATATAAGGTACGTGTCTTGAAGCAGCCAGTATTCCTTGGTCTAAAAACTTCAGAGTCTCTTCGTCTGGAAGAGTGTAATCTGGTGTGTAGTCTCCAATGAATCTTCTAAACATTGTGTATATATCAGCAGCCATTGTATTTCTATGTTAATTTATTTACTTTTTATATTTATCTTACCTTTTTGGAAAGCTTTCTCTCCCTCCATAGCTATAATCTTTTTCTTACCTTCCTTGGAAAGTTTTTTAGCATAGCTCTCATACGTAATAGCTACTGCACCTGTTTTTGTGTCCTTTACTAAATACGCTTTTTGCTCTTTACCCGTTATGTCTTTCATTGACAAGTTCAATTAACTTATCTTTCACAAGTCGCTCCTCTTTACTATCTAATATTATACCATTTTCTTTGGCAGTCTTAACAATTTCTTTCTTAGTCAAGTCTGCATTTACTAATTCTTTCTTAGGTAATTTTACAGGGTGTTGCTCTAAATACTCTTCGTCTGTAATCACATTAGGAAACTTACTCAGTATCCTTTGCTTTAGAAAGATAGCGTCTTGGACTGTCATAGACACCCCCATTGGCTCTTCATTCATTAACTGACTTGATATTGATAACACCTCTTTGGCTTCTAAAAAGCCTCTCTTCTCCATTCTGGCTGGTAGATCCACCACTCTTCCTGAATTATTTATTAGAAACATAATTCTCCTTTGCTAATTTTATATATTCTTCTAAATCCCTAATTATCTTTTGCCAATCAAACTTCTTAAAAACTTCTTCACTACCTTTTTTAGCTAGTTCCCTGACTTCCTTTTCATTTTCAAAACAGTATCTCATTTGCTTTCTAACACCTTTCAGGCTTGGCTGTATCATATACCCTGGGTATCTTGGAGAAGCATTTATGTACCCGTCAATACCACAATCAAAGTACCCTGTTCCCCATTGCTCACTCATAGAGCATACGTTCGGCATTATGACTGGTATACCTTGTGCTACACACTCTGTTGCTGGTAGAAACCACCCCTCTCCTCTTACAGGAAACACTCCACAATCGGCTCTTTCTAACATATCCACCATAGCTTCGTCTGATATATGTCCTAGTATCTCTTCTACATTACTAAACGGCAGGGACTCACTCTTGTCCATTGTAATGGGCAGTAGGTAATCAGCATTTTCCCTCTCTCTAGCTTTGAGTATCAGTTTAACAGGCTCGTCTTCCTTAAACTCTTCTAAAAACGCACCCAATACTATTTCCCACCCTTTTCTCCACTCGTATGCGTTGTAGTGTAGGAATGTAAACACCCCGTCATCTCTTCTTGGCTTGTACTCCCACCTATCATCTATTCCGTGCCACCACACCTTAGCGTCTATACCAGCTCTGCTTAAAGTCCATTGAGTAAACTTCGTGGCTGTTAGTACTAAGTCCACCTTAGCATTGTTAATAGCTTGAATGTAAGTGTCAGGATATATACTAGACTCCCATACTGTGTAATACAAAAGTGGAACATTAGGAAACTTCTTTCTGGCTATCTCTGCTTGGTCTGGTATCCCGTAGGTCAAACACACTTCAGGATTACTATCTACTAGCTCGTGTCCTGCTTTGAGTAATTCCCTTCTTATACCTTTGCCGAGTACAGAGAATCCCCCGTTGCGAGACTCCGTGTGTGAGTAGTAGATTCTCATTACTTGCTTACTGTTATCTTATATACATCAGGAGCTTGTTCTGCTTCCTGCCAAGTGTCAAACACTTTAACCTCCCCGTCAGTCTCAATAAACCCCTTGTTATACAGATAATTGTATTGCGACTTGTGTACAAACCATCTTTCCCCTAAATAGCACTCCCTAGCTCTCCCGTCTTTGCAGATAGCTATAAAACGAGTAACACGATTTGGGTCTGGTGTTACCCAGATATATTCAGTTCTTAAGTCAATACCCATACAGAAGCAAGGGAGTTGCCTCCCTCACTCTGTGTATGAATACTATACTAATACGTCGAATAGTAAAGCACTTCTTACAACACCTACACCCCAGATAGAGTCTACTGATACTGTAATACCTCTGTTGGTCTGAGAGTATCCTACGATACTTCTCATAGAGTATATTAAGTTTCCGTTGTCGTCTTCTTTGTTCATAGGTTGTATTTGAACTCCTGCACCATAGCCTTCTGGCATACCACTGGTTGTCATGTCGACAAATGCGATACCCATTGCTTCTCTTTGGAAAGCCATACAGTGTTCACCAGTTGGTGAGCCACTTACTGCTGGAATTAAGTTAGATTTGAATGTCTCAAACCCAGCTAATGGACCAATATACCCATTTCTGAGTGTTCTCTGGTCTCCTCCCTCAATAGCGTATTGAGTTAGTTGTGCTAGATTATATAAGTCATAAAAACCTTCTGGACCGACTACTAAGTATGAAGGCTCGTTACCTCTCCACTTAGCTTCCATAGCGTCTTTAGCTAAAGTTCCGAGTAAAGCCATTGTTACACCTGCTGTTGCTGTTCCTTTTGTTGCTCCAGCTGAAGCGTACAATCCAATTACATCATTTTCGATAGCCTCTGCTAGTGTCGAACCTGCGTCTACCATATAACCTTCAATGGTTGAAGGATCAAACAATCCACCATAGTCTTCAACTAGGAAGTCTACTGTTTCGTGGGTCGTGATAGCTATATCAGCCTTGGTTGTTGCAGCCTGTTGATAGGTTGCAGCAGTTCCTGGAGTCTTAGTTGCAGCACTCAAAGCACCTCGTATAGGTACTCTTACGTTCTGACTGACTCTAGTTCCTTGGTTTCTAGCTTCTTGAGAGTAGTTTGTAATCAAGTTTGTTACAACAAGATTATAGTTTAATCTCTCAAGTCCTTTAGCCATGGCATATGGATTGACTGCATAGGTCATGTCTCCACTTCCTGAAAGCGAGTCAATATAAATATTACCTGCCATTAGAATTAAGAATAAAATTAAAACGCTCTATGGTTACTTCTTAAATAATTCTGGATGGTCGAGTACATACTGCATGTTAGTGTTATCTCCTCCACTTATACCTACTCCCTTTGGTCTGTTGTCCGTTGCTTTAGGAGTTGCTGATGAAATTAACTCTTTCACAGCTTCTAATTCCTTAGAAACAACTTCTTCCAAGTCTCCGTCTGGAGTCTGTATTTTGGATTTCAGATACCTTTTAACTGGTTCTGGTTCTTCGAGTCCATCAATAAAATTATTCTTAGCGAGTTCTGCGTCTTTTTTGGCAATCTCTTGCCTAAGAGAGTCAAGCTGAGTTTTTACAGCTTCTACAGTTACTACATCTGTATCTGCTTCCTCTCCTCCTATCGCAGTCTTAAAAGCGTCAATGACTTTCTCGCTCTCATTGAGTTTCTTTTGCAATTTAGACTGTGCGTCTGCCTGTGCGAGTAAATCCTTTCTTAGCTTTTCGACTTCGCTAATTTGAGAATCCTCCGACTTAGGCTCTGACTTAGGTTCTACTTTGGCTTCGGACTTATCCTCTACAGGATTTTCCTTAGACACAGGTGTAGATACCTTTTCTTCTACCTTTTCTTCTTGGTTCTTCATAACCTGAAAATATTAAATTATATAGAGCTATGTTAAATTATACCATAATCGTAACTATACAGTAACTTCTCCACTGGCTGTCTCTAGTGTTCCTTTTACAGAATAGTCTTCATCTGAGTGCTTTTTAACTTGATTGTCTATACTGGTAGTTTTCTTGTCTTTGTAGTCTAGGTATGTTCTTGATATGCAAATACAATTGTGTGCTATAATGGAGTTAGCAGAGTACCAATTACCTGCTGTTTCTAAATTATAAACATTTCCATTAAAATGAGAGACATCAATGTCAACTATCTCGTCAGTGAATATGAGAGAGGAGTCTCTGAATTTGCTCTTCATAAGGAACTTGGAATCAGCCGACCCAAAGTTCGTGAACTCCTCTTGGCTAACGGAGTTAAGATAAGAAACAAGAGCGAAAGACATAAGGCTATCTATAAAGTTAAGCCCCATCTTAGAAAGACCATTACGAAGGAAGCCAACAAGGCTATGACAGGAGTTAAGAGAACGGAAGAGGAACTTATAAAACGGGCGAAGTACAATCAGCTTCACAAACCTAACCAGTCTGAGTATGAAATTAAACTTGCTAAAGAACTTAGAAGTAGAGGACTTGACGTTGTTGAGCAGTTTGCTGTTGGAAAGTATAATGTCGACCTTCTCGTAGGAAGCTCCATCGCCGTGGAAATCTACGGGGGATGGCACTCCACTAAGAACCACACCATCAGAGATAACTACATCTTGAATAAGGGATTTTACAGGTTTACTATCTGGCTTAACTCCCAAAAGGGATTCGAACCTGTCGCCTGTGCGAACGAGATAGTCTCCTTTCTTGAGACTGTCGGCATGGACAAACCCATTGACAGTAAGCATAGGATGATTTGGAGTACAGGTGAAACTAGAACCTTCTGCAGTCGTGATAGTAATGGTGTCCCCATCATACCTAGAGACAGTCTTGGCAGATACGTCAGTCCCAAAAACCTCAGTGTCTCCTAGGAAGCACCCAGGATGGAAGGGAACTAGAGGAGCTTTGTCTGCTTCGTACACCCCTACTAAAGCGTCGCATATGTCTGGCTTAGGGTGTGCTTGGGAGAGTTTGATTTCTACATAGGCTTTAGCGTTGGGTAGATATGTGGCTTCTTCAAGTAAAGCGTCTACCCTAGCGTGTGAATAAGCGTATGTAAGCTCTGTGTTGGCAATTCTCTTTATCCTATACATAGGAACTCCCTCCCCAACAACCTCTTCTATAGCTTTGGCTAGTTCGTATTCTGTCTTGTTTTCTCTTATAGCTTTGTAAACTTCTTCCATAATAGCGTCTTTTGTTTCACTATCCCATATGCGATCTGATAGTCGTTTACCGTCTATACCTACTCGTGTTAAGTAATCAAGTGCAAGTCTGTCTCCTAAGTCTAAGAAATCAAAAGCACTGTCTTTCATAATATTGATAGTAGAAGCTAGTGTATGATTGACTCCCATTTTAGTAAGACTCTCCATAGAATCAGCCAAGTAATTGTACATTTCTGGTCTAACATTAGTGTCTATGGTTGTTTCTAGCTGTGATATTAGCTCTCCTGCTGAAGCACTACTACCCAAGTCATAGTAATTGCTAAACACTACTTCTACTAGCTTTCTGGACTGCAACTGATTTCTAGCTATGACTCCGTTGTAGAAAGTCTTTAACTGGTTAATAAACTCTGCTCTTTGTAAGTCTGTTAGTCTACTCATTAGTTAGTTGAAACCCACTGGCTTCCGTCATAATATTTTAGATTCGCTGTCTCCCAATCACTACCATTATACCTTTTTATAGTTACAATCTCCCAAGTGCTTCCGTTGTATCGCTTGAGCTTTCCTGCACCTGTACCAGTACCCTCTGTATAAATAGAACGCTGAGAAGTGGCTGCTATCCCACCTGAAGTGTACAAACCTCTTTCAGAAGAGTCTGCTGTACTGCCCGTAACAAACAAACCCCTCTGAGAGCTACTTGTATCAACTCCTTTAACATAAATACTTCTTTCTGAGCTGTTAGGTAAATCTCCCTCTGTGTAAATTGTTCTCTCTGAAGAACTATCAACACTACCTACTGAGTATATGTCTCTTTCACTAGTACCTGTATCTTTCCCTTCCGTATATATGTCTCTTTGAGAGCTAGAGGTAGCGTCTCCAACAGAGTAAATATCTCTACTAGAAGAATTAGAGTCTTTCCCTTCAGAATATATATCCCTTTGGCTTGAGTCTGCACTTGCACCCTGAGTATAAACACCCCTCTGTGAGTCGCTTAGAGCCTCACTAAGGGTATGTATCCCTCTTTCACTACTAACCACCCCACCACCGACTGAATACACGCTCCTTTCTGAGTCGGAAGTATCAACTGCTTTGGTGTAAATATCTCTCTCGCTCTGTCCTTGATCCTCTGGTAAATTAGCATAGGTGTATATTCCTCTTTCAGAACTTGTGGCTATTTTACCTGAGCTGTATATATCTCTTTCACTTGATTGGTCAATACTACCAGTTGTATGTAGGCTTCTCTCACTAGAACTTGTGGCTACACCCTTAGAATAGATATCTCTTTGGGAGCTTTGGTCTATTGAACCTGTTGTATGCAAGTCTCTCTCACTTGAGCTAGTAGATACACCTTTAGAATACAAACTTCTTTCACTAGACTGGTCTATGCTACCCTCTGTATGTATGTTTCTTTGGGAAGAGCCAGTATCACTACCCTTTGTGTATATACTTCTTTCACTGCTACTTGATACGTCTCCCTGTGTATAGATATTCCTTTCTGAATTGGCTGTGCTGTCTGCTATGGTATGAATATCTCTTTGAGAAGAACTGGTATCAACTCCTTTTGTATATATATTTCTTTCGCTGTTTGCTAGTACTCCACTAACAGTATATATTCCCCTTTCGCTAGAGCTAGTAGAATCTGCTACTGAGTAAATATCCCTTGTAGAGCTTTGGTCAATAGAACCTATGGAGTATATGCTACGCTCTGAACTGGCTGTATTGTCTGATACTGTATGGATACTTCTTTCACTAAAAGAATCTACACTACCGACGGAGTGAATACTCCTCTCGCTTGAAGAGTCTATACTACCAATAGAGTAAATGCTTCTTTGTGAACTACTTGTATTATCTGAGACTGTGTATATACTTCTCTCGCTACTTTGGTCTATACTTCCAATAGAGTATATGTCTCTTTCAGAACTCTGGTCTACCGAACCGATTGAGTAAACGTCTCTTTCTGAACTAGAAGTAGAGTCTCCTATTGAGTAGATACTTCGCTCTGAGCTGGCTTCTGTACCTGCTGTGATTGTAAAACTTCTCGTGCTAGACCAATCTCCCCAATCATTGCTACCATCTGGGTCTCTTCCCCGTACCCTCCAATAGTAAGTATCAAGAGGAAGTTCTGATTGAACCGTATAGCTTATGGTATCTCCTGATGGGTATTGTCCGTCTGCGTCGGTAGTAAATCCTGTTGTAGAAACCGAAGAATCGGCTGAAATTGTAGGACTTATTTCATATCCAGCAATTAAGTCAAGAGATGTTGCACTTGAATACCCTGTTCCTGCCGAAGAAGGAAACTCATAAGTTGCATAAGTAGCAGCTTTGTATCTCTTAACCCCTCCCCCTGCATAATATGTAACAGCTCCCTCGGTATCCATTACATGAGCCAACCAATATGTAGTTCCGTTTTCAATCTCTGTAGGTGTAAAGTCCACACTTTCCCACCCACTCCCACTAACTGCTTGTCCATCCATAGCAGTAATCAAATCTCCTGGCTCTCCACTATTGTCAGCATAAAGAGCAACTTTAATGTTTCCTGAAGCTCCAGACTTTACACTAAACTTATTCATTATCCCAGAAGCAGAAGCAGTAAACTTCAAAAACCTTACATAAGTAGTTGAGAGATTGCTTCCAGTATCATCACTTGCACCCAGAAGTTTGTTATTATTGTCAAAAGTATTTATCATATCTAGCTGGACTTGATATTGAATCTCATCAGAATTGGAATCAGTACCAGTGAAACTTAGTGATGGTGTCGTATCAGATGTAGAACCAGTATCACTAGGACTTTCAAGAGCTACTGTTGGAGAAGCTTCGTCATCTCCCTCAGAATAAATACCTCTCTCGCTTGAGCTACCTAAACTACCTGTGGTATATAATCCTCTTTCGGAACTACTTGTGTCTGTACCACTTGTATACAAACTACGTTCTGAATCGGCTTGTGTACCTGTACTAACACCCTCTGTATAAAGACTTCTCTCTGAAGAAGAATCAATAGAACCTATACTGTAAATATCTCTTTCACTTGAGCTGTCAATACTCCCAACAGAATATAAACTTCTCTCACTACTAGCTTCTGTACCACCCCCACTCGTGTCTAGTGTAAAACTCCTAGTTGTACTCCAGTCTCCGTAAGTATTAGAGCCAGACGGGTCTATACCTCTTACCCTCCAGTAGTAAGTATCCTCACTTAAAGCATCTCCACCTGGTACTGTATAGGTAACCTCTTCCCCTGAAGTAAACGGGTCGGAATCCCCTGCTCGTACAAATGCTGAGGTTTCTGTGTTGGAGGTGTGAGAGAGGAGGGGCACAGCAGAAGTAACTTCAACATCTATTTTCCAAATATATGCATAATTCCCACTAGCTGTATAAAGTTTAACTTCTAAATTATTAACCTTTTCCCAAGACCACCCACCAGAAGGTGTTGAAAGTGTTGTATAACCACTCCAAGTATGGTTTGTTGAAGTAGTTGTATCTGTTATACTTACCGTTCCAAGTAATTCTCCTAGACCAGATGTATAAACTGCTGCCGACCTATTAGTTGTTCCAGTATCTGTTGCAGAGTTTATTCTTACACGAACTTGAGAAATTGTATTTCCTGTTGTTGGTGCAGTAGTTCCCTTTCCATATAGGTAATTAGCAGAGACACTTCCATCAGCATTTGTCATTGAACGATTAAGAAGTTCTATACTTCCATCAAAAGCGTTGTCAACAGAACCCCACACCAAATCTGGGTCATCACCAACTCCAGGGACAGTATTCAAATGTGCATCAAAATAATAACTACTAACCCCACTATCACTATCAAAAGTATTAGCAGTATCAATCTGTATATTGTAGGTAATATCATTACTTTCACTATCAGTTCCTGTAAACTCAAAGGTAGGAGTAGTGTCTGTAATACTTGCAGTATCTGCAATGTTAGTACCTAAGGTAGGAGCGTTAGGTGGGTTGTTAGTAGTAAAAGTTAATGCACTACCATAGCTTGTACCCTTAGAAGAAGTAGCCCAAGCTTTGAAAGAATATTGAACTCCTGTGCTTAGTCCACTTATCGCTTTTAAAAAAGTGCCAAGTCCTGTACCACCCTCTGTAACAGTTGTAACCCCAGTACCACCGTCTTCTGGGTCTGAGTTGGTAGCAGTTACTGCATAGGTAAACCCTCTTGAAGTTACACTAGAAGAACCCTCGGCTGTTACCTCACCGTTTAGAGTAGCACCGTCAGAAGTAACACTTGTAGCAGCGTCAGTATCAACACTTGGTGGTGTAGTACCTGCTATAAAATACTTAGGAACTTCAAACCCGTGCTTATCAAACCACCAACATAGGTGAATCGGCTTGTACTCAAGCAAAAACTCCTCACTTAGAAATACATTCAGTATTAAGTGAACAAGCCAGACTAACGCTTTAATTATTTTTGCTAGTAATTTTCTCAATGTATAGTATCCAATCTTGATTATATCCTTGCTCTGTTTCAACTATCTCCTCAGTTACCTTGTACTGTGTAGAAGGGAAGCAGTCCAGTATGTCTTGCTTATTAAAGTAAATAAGATTTATATCCTTTCCAGTGTCCACATCCTTAGAAGTCAAAGCACTCTCTACCTCCCCTATGATTGTGTCTTGTGCAAAAGGTGTAAATATAACAATGCACATCTTCTTGCTAAAGCTCTTTTTAGCATTGTCTAGTATAATCTTCCACTCTCGGTTTAACTCCAGCACCTGTCTTAGTAGTATATTGTCTACCTTAGAAGTGTAGGTTATTAAGTCTACTATTTCGTCTACATTCTTGTGTGGAGAACCGTCTATTCCCCTGTAATCAGAGAAGAATCTCTTACTCCAACCTGTACCACAACCCCAATCTTCTACTTGCCCATTACCCAGAAACTCAGCAGACTTTATATAGCTTTCTTGCTTAGAGTCTGAATAGCACACAGAGTCCACTCCTGAGTAGTCCCACTTACTAAGCATTGACTCTTTTGTTTCCTCTGATAAATCCATTATTCTTCCTTAACTATATTAACCCACGATTTGTCTGGGTCTATTTCGCTCACATAAAGCTGCAACTTAAAATCCTTATAGATCGCTTCAGCTACACAATGGTGTTCATACTTACCACCAGTACCTAGTACGTCTCCTGAGTATCTTCTAAAGCAGTTATACCCAATAGGTATCTCTCCACCAAACTTGTTAGACTCATTGGGTAAATGGTAGTGTCTATTTCCTACCTTAGTTTTGCAGTATAAAGACATAGACCTAATCTCTAGGTCGTTATCTTTAAGATGTTTTTGAAGTTTCCACCATGGAGAATCTTCTCCCTTTACAAAAGACAGTATCCCTTCCCCTTCAATAAGACTCTCT